CCTCTACAAAGGGTCTGAACGAACTCGGACGTGACTATGCCAAGTATGTGAGGCAGATTCTCTCGGAAGACCGGAAGAATAAGGTAGCGGGATCAAAATCCTCTATGGACTCGAAGATTGCCGAGAGTAAATCTGCAACAGATGCCGGAGTGGCCTCGAGCAAAGAGCGACGGGACAAGTTTGTCACCGCGTTCAACACGGCCCGGGACAAGAGGCTGGAGTCCGAGAGAAACGCCACGAACGCCGGGATCGAGCAGAGCAAGTCCAGACGGGATAAGAAGATCGCTTCAACGAATGAAGCCCGCGACAAGCGGATCGAGGCTGAACGGAATGCCACAAATGCCGACATTGAGTCCAGTAAGAACGCCAGAGACAGTCTGATTACTCAGACGAACGAGCAGAGAGACCGCGAGATTGAATCCGTGAGAGCACGCACGAAGGCCGACGTGGAGTCTCACAAGAACACGATGCAGACAAAGATCGAGGTTCTGCAGAGCACGCTGTCGTCCATGAGCAAGAGCGATCGGTCTGCGGCGAAGGACAGAATCCGTCAGGAGATCGCTTCACTCAGAGAGGAAAATGCTAAGCAGCGTGAAGCCCTTCAGGAGGCGTTCAAGAGCGAGAGCAATGAGATCCGTACGAAGGCCAAGACTGCTACGGACACAGCACGACAGGAGCACAGCTCCAACGCGGCATCCGCAAGGAACAAGCTGAAGGAGACCACTGCTGGCGTGAGAACCGCAGCAAAGGCTGAAGCCGATTCTGCAAGGGAAGAGCACAAGTCTGCAACGACCGAGGCTCGGAACAAGCTCAAGGAGACGAATAAGGCTGTCCGCGAGAAGACGAAGCAGTCCACGGACGAGATCAAGGAGGAGCATTCCAGCACGACTGCCAAGCTCCGTCAGAACCACAAGGATGCTACGGCGATTCTGAGAGAGGCTCATAAGAAGTATACCGAGCAGGCAAAACAGGAGTACAAAGACGAGTATGCCAAGGAGCTGGAGTGGATCAAGGCTCAGCCGAAGTATCAGGCGGCGACGAAGAAGAAGGGTTCTTCCAAATCATCCAATACGTCCCATTCCGTTGTGGGAACCGACGCCAACGGAAGAAAGATAGTCAGAAGAAACTAACACTCAGCAGAGGAGGAAGCAAATCAAAATGAAGTACGATTTCAGCGGATGGGCGACGAGAAACGATATTCTCTGCACGGACGGCCGCACCATTCGTAAAGATGCCTTCAAGGACTGCGACGGTAAAACCGTTCCCCTTGTATGGAATCATCAGCACAATGACCCGGAGAATGTTCTGGGCAAGGCGCTTTTGCACAACGAGGAGGAGGGTGTCCGTGCCTACTGCTCCTTCAATGACACCAAGAAAGCTCAGAGTGCCAAGATTGCCGTTGAACATGGCGACATCGATTCCCTGTCCATCTATGCAAACAAGCTTAAGCAGGAGGGCGGCAATGTCCTTCACGGCGACATCAAGGAAGTTTCTCTTGTGTATGCCGGCGCGAATTCCGGGGCCTATATCGACGACGTGATCCGTCACGGCGAGCTTCAGGAGGGCGAGATGATCATCTATCCCAATGAAGAGCTGGATCTGACTCATGCCGAGCTGGAAGATGCCAAGCCCGCTCCGAAGGCAGTTTCTGAGAAGCCTGAGGAAAAGAAGGATGACAAGCCCGAAGAGAAGGCTGAGGATAAGGATGACAAAGACGACGGCGAAACGGTCGGGGACGTGTTTAACACGCTGACCGAAAAGCAGAAGAAGGTTGTCTATGCCCTGATCGGACAGGCTCTGAACGAGGGCAAGGAAGACGAAGCCAAGCATGCCGACGAGGACGAGGATCCCGACGACGATGAGACCGTCGGTGATATTTTCAACACTCTCAATGAAAAGCAGAAGAACGTCGTCTACGCGCTGATTGGGCAGGCCCTCGAGTCTGCCAAGGAAGCCAAGCACTCTGACGAGGACGATGACGAGCCCGCAGAGGACGACGATTCCGTCAAACATTCTGACAATACCGAAGGAGGTAACGAAATGGAAAGAAACCGCAACATCTTTGAGCAGGGCACTGACGGTGCCAACGAGAACTACCTCTCCCACTCCGAGCAGGTAGACATCATCAACGAAGCCCGCAACGGCAAGACCAGTCTCCGCGACGTGGTCCTGCAGCACGGCATTACCGACATCAACAACGCTTATCCCGACTACAAGACCGTCGGAGAGCAGCCCCAGAGCATTCTTCCCAATCAGGACTGGGTCAGCGTAGTTCTGAACGGTGTTCATCACACCCCGTTCGCCCGCATCAAGACCCTGTTTGCCGATCTGACTGCTGATCAGGCTCGTGCAAAGGGTTATCTGACCAAGGGCACGCAGAAGATTGAGGAAGTTCTCCGTCTTCTGAAGAGAGAGACCCAGCCCACTACCATCTACAAGTTCCAGAAGCTTGATAAGGATGACGTGAACGACATCACCGACTTTGATATGGTTGCATGGCTGAAGGAAGAGATGCGGATCATGCTCGCTGCCGAAGAGGCCCGCGCTATCCTGATCGGTGATGGCCGTGGTATCTCCGCTCCCGACAAGATCGACGAAGAGAAGATCCGTCCTATCTGGACGATGGAAGATCTGTTCGCCATTCCCGCTGTGGCTGAAGTTGATTCCACTGCTGATGCCAATGACATTGCGAAGGCTGTTATCCGCGCTGCCGTGAAAGGTTTTGACGATTATGACGGCTCCGGCAACACCATTCTCTTCATCGCTTCTGATAAGCTCTCCGACATGCTCCTGCTCGAGGACAGCTTTGGTCACAGAATCTATAACACCAAAGCCGAACTGGCTGCGGCCATCGGTGTCGAGAAGGTTGTTCCTGTTCCGGTCATGAAGGGCAAGACTCGTACCGTCACCATCAGCAACACAGATCACACCCGCAACCTCGTCGGCATCATCGTCGATCTGCGCGACTACAACGTTGGCCAGACCAGAGGCGGTCAGACTAGCTTCTTCGACGACTTCGACCTCAACTTCAACAAGCTTGAGTACCTGCTTGAGAAGAGAGAGTCCGGCACTCTCGTGAAGCCGAAGTCTGCCATCATTCTCGAGTACGAAGTTGTGTGAAGGTTAATAGAGGACACGATACAGGATCACCTTGACGCCGACATTACAGACGGCACCGGCGATCCGTTAGTGTCCGCAATCTGGGAATAAGCGGAGGAATTCAAAATGGCAAAGTACTACGGCATGATCGGGTTCGGAAAGACGGTCGAGGTTGATCCGGAGAACCGGCCGGGCGTTCACGAGGTTGCGATCGAGGAGCATCCCTATTACGGTGATATTCTCTCGAACAACCGGCGCTACGAACGGGGGGAAGGACTCAACGACGATCTGGCTGTCCGGAACGAATTCAGCATACTGGCAGATCCGTTTGCCATGGAGAATTTCAAGGATATGAGATATCTGACATGGCTCGGTTCGAAGTGGAAGATCACGGATGTGAAAGTCGATTTTCCGCGCATGACGCTCTCTGTAGGAGGTGTTTGGAATGGCGAATCGCAGGCTTGAGCTCCACCGGAAGCTCTGCGAGTTTCTCGGATCGAGTCATGTCTATTTTCAACCGCCCGAGACGGTGAAACTGTCCTATCCCTGCATAATCTACAATCTCGACAATTTCGACGTGAAGCGGGCGAACAACAAGCTCTATCTCGGGAAAGACCGCTACGCTGTCACGATCATCAGCAAGGATCCGGATTATCCGAACGTGAGGAAACTGCTTGAATGGGAGTTATGTTCCTTCAATCGCTTCTTTGTATCGGACAATCTGAATCACTGGACCTACGAAATCTACTATTGAGGAGGAAAACACAAATGGCAAAACTTGTTTGGGACAAGACCGGCGAACATATTTTTGAAACCGGTGTGGACCATGGCGTTCTTTATGTCATTGACGACACGCAGACCGCCAGTGCTGATTACGGAAAGTACGGTACCGGCGTTGTTTGGAATGGTCTGACTACGGTCAGCGAGAATCCTTCCGGCGCGGAACCCACCGCTCTGTGGGCTGACAATATCAAGTATCTGAATCTGATGTCCGCCGAGGACTTTGCCTGCACCATCGAGGCCTACACGTATCCTGACGAATTCATGGAGTGCGACGGCTCTGCCGATCTGACGCCTGGCGTTCATATCCGTCAGCAGAAGAGAAAGATGTTCGGTTTCAGCTACCGTACCAGAATCGGCAATGACGAAGTCGGCGATGACCTCGGCTACAAGATTCATATCGTATACGGTTGTCTGGCTTCTCCCTCCGAGAGAAGCTATGCGACGGTCAATGACTCTCCCGAAGCGATTACCTTCTCCTGGGAAGTTAATACGACTCCTGTTGACATTGCCGACGTCAATGGCGTGTCGTTCAGACCCACCGCTTATCTGGAGATCGATTCCAGAGAATTTACCGAAACTGCAGATAAGGCTAAGCTCACGGCACTGGAAAACATTCTTTACGGTACTGATGGCACGGGTGGCGCTGAGGGGACCCCTGCCAGACTTCCTCTCCCGAATGCGGTTCAGAGAATCATTACGACCGGCCAGTAATACAGGAGGTGATCCGATATGCCACGTCTTGTCTGGGACAGGACCAGAGAACGTACTTACGAAACCGGCACGGATCACGGAGTACTGTACATAAGAAATCCTGACGGAACTTATTCAGACGGGGTTGTGTGGAACGGCCTGACGACGGTTACGCTCAACCCCTCCGGAGCGGAGGCTTCAGCATTCTGGGCTGATAACATCAAGTATCTGAATCTGCTGTCCGCCGAGGAACTCAGTTTTACTATTGAGGCATATTCTTACCCACGTCAGTTCAGAAACTGTCTCGGAAGAAAAGAACTTGTTAGTGGCGTGCTTGCCGGACAGCAGAAACGGGATATGTTCGGGTTCTCTTTCCGCAGTCTGATCGGGAATGCGGAACAAGGAACCGATTACTCCTATAAGCTGCATGTGATCTACGGATGCATGGCCAGCCCTTCCGAGAGAAGCTACGCGACGGTCAACGATTCTCCGGAAGCAGTCACGCTCTCTTGGGAGATTAGCACGCTTCCCATCAAAGTTGACGATGCAAAGACGACCGCCGAGTTCGAATTTGACGGTAAGCGGTTCAAGAGCCTCGGGCTGATGAACGTGCTTCACGCCATTGAGGACATTCTTTACGGAACGGATGACACGCCTGCGCGGCTGATCCTTCCGGAAGAGCTTCCCGCTCTCTACACGTACTTTCGGTACATCCGGGATTCGAGCGGGGATATCATACTGGACAGCGACGGTCAACCGCTCATGTCCGCAGTCTACGACTGATCCAACAAGGGCCGTTTCAGCATTAAGCCGGCGGCCCTTCCACTTTTTTATTCAAATACCGAAAGGGGAAATCAAAATGCTTAAGAAGACCATGACTTACACCGACTACAACGGCGAAACGAGAAAAGAAGACTTCTATTTCAACATGACCCGGGCGGAAGTGACCGAGATGGAACTTTCCATTGAAGGCGGTCTTTCCGACATGATCAAGCGGGTGACCGAGGCCAAGGATGTTCCGACTATCATGAAGATCTTCAAGGATCTGGTGCTCAGGGCCTACGGCCAGAAGAGCCCGGACGGCAAGCGGTTCATCAAGTCCAAGGAGCTCTCCGAGGAGTTTGCTCAGACAGAGGCTTACTCCGATCTGTTCATGGAGCTGGCCACGGATTCCACGGCGGCCGCCGCATTCGTGAACGGGATCATGCCGCAGAACATTGAGGCGAAGTCTGCCGCACTCGAGATCGTCGACTGATATAAACCATGATTCGCATCTCAACGCCCTCCGGCGAGTACTATGACGAACAGAGGCAGGAGTTCAGGACCGTTGAAGGGCAGACCGTCCTTCTGGAACACTCCCTGCGCTCTCTGGCCAAGTGGGAAGCGAGATGGAAAAAGCCTTTTCTCTCAAAGGAGCAGAAGACACGGGCTGAAACAATTGATTATGTACGCTGCATGTCTCTGACTCCCGGGGTTGACCCCTCGATTTTTGAGACGCTGACTGATGCGGGCCTCGCAAAGATCAACGAATACATCGCCGATCCCATGACGGCCACGACCTTTTCCGATCGGGGTCCCAAGAAACCGCCGTCCAGAGAGATCATTACGGCTGAGCTGATCTACTATTGGATGGTGGCTTTACAGATTCCCTTTGAGTGCCAGGACTGGCATTTAAATAAGCTCCTGACGCTCATACATGTATGCGAGATCAAGAATCAGCCGAAGAACAAGAAGAAAAACACGAGAGACGACATCAACCGACGGACCGCGCTGAACAGAGCGAGAAAGCAGCAGCTCGGGACTACCGGTTAAGGAAAGGAGGGCGGCGCATTGATCACGTTCAGGCAGAAGGGCGACTTCAAAAAGCTGAACGGCTATCTGGAGCGTTTCAAGGAAGGCTTGAAAATCAGCGCTCTCGACCGCTACGGCGAGGAGGGTGTTCAGGCACTGGCCGATGCGACGCCCAAGGATACGGGTCTGACCGCGAATTCCTGGAGATATAGGATTGTCCGGGGCAATGGATCCGTATCCATTACATTCGAGAACACGAACATTCAAAATGGCGTACCGATTGCTATCATTCTGCAGTACGGACACGCGACACGGAACGGCGGGTATGTGCAGGGCATTGATTACATCAACCCTGCCATCCGCCCTATCTTTGAAAGACTTGCCGAAGAGGCCTGGGAGGAGGTGAAGCGCGTATGAGCAGGACAATTGACGAAAAAGTCGTAGAGATGCGGTTCGACAACTCGGACTTTGAGAGGAATGTATCGCAGAGCATGTCCACACTCGACAAGCTGAAGGGCGCGCTCGACTTTTCCGGTGCGAGCAAAGCATTTGACGGGATCACTTCGGCTGCGAATAAAGTTAGTTTTGGAGGGCTTACAAGCGCTCTTGATGGAGTAGGGGAGAAATTCTCGGCTCTTGAGACGATTGCTACGGGAGCCCTTCTCAATATTGGTCGGAAAGTTGAAGACTTTGTGTCGAACCAGATAAAAAGCGTTACCCTTGAGCCGATTATGGAGGGATTCGGCAAATACGCTGACAAGACTCAGTCCGTTCAGATGATCATGAACGCAATCCGGGACGGCACAAAGTCCGACGCAGAGCTGATGCAGGAAGTTTCCGACCAGCTCGAACGATTGAACTGGTATACGGACGAAACTTCTTACGACTTCACCGAAATGGTGGCTTCTATCGGTAAGTTTACCTCTGCCGGCATCGGGCTCGAGGAAGCCGTTACTGCAATGGAGGGTATCGCCAACTGGGCTGGTATCTCCGGAGCGACCAAACAGGAAGCCAACCGGGCAATGTACAACATCTCGCAGGCTCTCTCCGGCGGTTATATGCGGCTTCAGGACTGGAAGTCTATTGAGAACGCGAACATGGCCACCAAAGAGTTCAAGGAGATGGTTATCCAGGCGGCTATCAATCGCGGGACTCTTGAACAGGCTATCGACGAAGCCGGAAATATTATCTACGGCGTCACCTATGGCGGCGGATTCAATGAAGTCAACTACAAGACCGTTGCAAATACTCTGACACAGGGCAAGTGGCTGACCAACGAAGTTCTGACGGACACGCTGGCAATGTACGGTGCATTCACGGATGAGCTGAGTAAAGTTTACGATGACATTAACGAGACTGCTGATGTTACGACTTCTCAGATCATCAAAATGACGAACCAGTGGAAGGACGGCACGCTCGATATGAGCGAGGCTATGGCCATGACTGGCAAGTCTGCAGAGGAACTTGAGGCAATTTTTGCAAGCCTTGGCAAGGATGAGTTTGATCTCGGCCGGAGAGCGTTTGCGGCAGCTCAGGAAGCGAAGACTTTCAGGGAAGCTATAGACGCTACCAAGGATGCTGTATCGACCGGCTGGATGAACACCTTTGAGCTTTTATTCGGCAACTATGAAGAGGCAAAAGTTCTTTGGACAGATCTGGCGAATGAACTCTGGGATATTTTCGCAGGGCCTATCAGCGACATCAACGATACTCTGACTGCATGGAGAAACAATGATGATCTCGGTGATGGGCGCGACGATCTGATCGAGGGGCTGAAGAACATCTACCGAGCGGCCAGAAGCGTGGTCGATCCAATCACGGAGGCTTGGGAAGCAATTTTCCCATCAGCTACTTATCAAGATATTTGGAATTTTACGCACAGGTTCAGGGAGTTTACGGATGGGCTGATTGTCGGCGAAACGTCGATGAAACAGATTAAGATGGTTTTTGAGGATTTCTTCGGAATCTTCAAGACATTTTCTGCGGCATTCAAGAATGGCGGAGGGTTTGGAAAATTCTTTGAAGGCATCAGCGGTGCATTCAAGACTGGAACAGATCGACTCTACGATTTCCTTCTCGGTATTCAGCGAATCCGCAGTGCGATTGCTGACTATGAGAGCGGAAATCTTGGCGAGTTCAGTTTTGTGCAGCAGACTATCGACGCTTACCCTGCGGCCGCGAAAGCTCTTGACATCTACGAGAAGTTGGTCAAGACCGCTGAAACGCTCGGGCAGGCTTTTGGTAAGGCATTCGATACCACAAAGTTCTTTGAGGATGGCGTACTTACTATTAACAGCGTTATAGGCGGGATCGAACAAAGCATCGCGAATGTGTTAAGCGCTATTACGGATATTGCTCACATCTGGACCGGCGCGGATATTTCCAAGACGATCGACAACATCAGAGCGATACTCTTTGGCCTATTCGACGGCATAAAGGCCTTCCTCGGAAGCGAGCGGTGGTCCGACGTCAAGAACGCTATAGTCGGGATAGCTGACGCGTTCAAGGATGCCTTCGGTCCGGCATGGCAGGCTGCTGTTGCGATTTTTGACGACTGGATCGCCGGAATCCGGACTCTGATCAGCGGAGCGGATGGCGATTTTAGCGGTTTCTTCGATACGATTGTGAAGGGTGCAAACTGGGTTGCTGATTTCGTTCGCAGCTGGAAGGGCGGTGTGGAATTCATCTCTGAATTTCTCACGAAATTCCTCTCCCTGACGGACGCGATTGAAGTTTATCAGGCAAACGGCGGCGGGATTCTCGGCTTGCTGGCGGTGATCAACGACAAGCTCAGAATCATCCTCGACACTGTTGCCGATCTTATTCAAAATGTAACAGGATTTGATGTTCACGGCATCGGGGACAGCATTCTCGACGTGATTCAGGGGATTGGCTATGCGGTTTTACAGGTGGCGGACACGATCTCCAAGGCGTTCGGGTGGACGAACAACCCGTTTGGGAAGCTGCTTGGGCAGATTGATGCGGACTATGCCGGTTTTGACGGGGTCGGTTTCAATCTCACAGGCGTATTTCAGCGGATCGGAGACGCATTCGGCAAGCTGGGTGAGCTGTTTCAAGCAGTTGCCCCCGGAATCAGCAGTGCGCTTTCCGGTGTCAAGGTGGTTCTGCAGGATGTTATTCAACTGTTCAAGGATCTGGGCTCCGACATGAGTCTGCCGGACATGCTTCATCTCATCATGCAGATTGTCAGTGTATTCTCCGGTATCAAGCTGGCGAAGAAAGCCGGCGAGATGTTTGAGGCAATCGGTGACGCACTGAATTCCTGGCAGAAGACGCTGAAGGTACAGATGCTTCTCGAGCTGGCCGGAGCCATCCTGATGGTTGCGGGCGCAGCGGTTCTCATCAGCAAGATCGATAATGAAAAGATCGGGCTGGTACTCGGTACGCTCGGCGTTGCATTTGGCGGATTGATCGGTGTGCTAGCCGCGTCGCGGGCTGGGAATGCTGATAACCTCAAAGCTCTTCCGGGCATTATTCTGTCAGTAGCTGCTGCGATGGCGGTTCTGTCATTGGCGACAGATAAGCTTGCGGATGTCATGACCAAATTCGGACAGATTTCGAATTTCTGGGAAGCGTTTACGAATTTCTCGGCGACCCTGCTTGTCATATCGGGTATTATCGGAGTGCTTTCCGGCTTGAATGCCAAGTTGACGGCGAAGGATGGACT